CTTTGTGTACGCAGAGCAGATGGCTGTTCGTTCACAGACTCAGTACAAGCAAGAGTGGTTGGCTGATCTATTTACCAGTGACTGCATCTATGGCGCTGCTACTTTACGTGGCACTTCTGCTGTAGCCATTGCGCTTCCTGCGTAATAACATGGCTTCTTAGCCACCACTTAGGGACTACTTAGTATAATCTAGGTAGTCCCTTTCTTTTACTTGGGGAAAGATCATGTCAGAATTTGCAGAAAAGAAATCATTAAAAGCACAGATTGCAGCAGCTAAGAAAGCTGGTAAGTCTATGCAGACAGTTGGTAAGTTACAGTATAAGCTCAATCAGTTAATGAAGACTAAGCAGAAAGGTAAGCCCGTCAAGCGTAAGACTCCGTTGACAGGTAGTCCTAGTGCTGGTACTGGTACTGCTAAGAAGGTAGTTAAGAAGAAAGCTGGCGGTAAAATGTCAGATTTGGTATATGATAAGCCTAAAGGTAAAGGTACAGGTATAGTTAAAAGCACTGCTAAGACTACTCCTTATAAGGCAGCTAAAATTAAGAAAGTTACTCCTAAGAAGGTGGGTTATAGCAGTAGTTATACTCCTACTAATCCAAAGGTACTTGAGAACCTTTCAGCAGCAGCTAAAAAGCAAGCAGAGAATGAAAGACTTCAAGCTGCTCGTCGTAAACTTAGCACTGCAAAAAAGGTTAAGGAAAGGCAAAAAGATTATAGAAATAATCGTAACACTAGTTACTAAAGGATAGACTATGAGCTTATACAGAGGGAGTGGTGGTGCTGGTGATTCAACAACTGATGCCAGCATTAATGAAGTAACACAACAAGCACTAAACGCTGCTACGTCTGCTACTGCTGCCTCTGGATCTGCCACCACAGCATCAGGACATGCTGGTACAGCCACTACAAAGGCTAGTGAAGCAGCTACAAGTGCAACCAATGCAGCTAACTCAGCTACAGCCTCTGCCAACAGTGCATCAGGTGCTTCTGGAAGTGCGTCTACAGCAACAACTAAAGCATCAGAAGCAGCTACATCAGCTACTAATGCTTCCAACAGTGCAACAGCTAGTGCTAACTCAGCTACTGCATCGGCTAACTCAGCTACTGCATCGGGTAACTCAGCCACAGCAGCAGCTAACTCAGCTACGGCAGCAGCGTCTAGTGCGTCTACAGCTACAACTAAAGCATCAGAAGCAAGTACCAGCGCAGGGACAGCTACAACTAAGGCGAGTGAAGCAGCTACATCAGCTACCAACTCAGCCAACTCTGCCACTGCTAGTGCTAACTCAGCCACAGCAGCAGCATCAAGTGCGTCAGGGGCGTCTGGTAGTGCATCCACTGCAACCACTAAAGCAAGTGAGGCGAGTACATCAGCCACTAACGCAGCAGCAAGTGCGGCAGAGGCAGCGAACAAGCTACCTTTAGCTGGTGGTGCAATGACAGGAGCCATAACGACTAACAGTACATTTGATGGGCGTGATGTAGCTACTGATGGTACTAAGCTAGATGGTATAGCAGCTAATGCTACCAACTATTCACACCCAACTAACCATGCTATCTCTGTTATCACAGGCTTACAAGCAGCACTAGATGCTAAAGCTACGACAACAACAGTTAATAACTTATCAACAGTATATGATCCCATTGGTGCTTCCGTAGCAATGGCAATAGCACTAGGAGGCTAACCAATGGCTAATACATTTAAGAATGCTGGTGTTGCTATAGGCACATCACGCACTACGTTATACACAGCACCAGCAGGTACACAATCTGTAATCCATGCTTTGTACATCTCTAATATTGACGGAGTAAACGATGCTAACGTCACAGTGGAGGTCACTGTAGATGGTGGTACAACCTATCGTCATATCTGTAAGACTGTTCCAGTACCAGCAGATGCTACGTTACTAATGGACAAGCCCATTAACTTAGAGGCTGGTGATATACTTGGTCTTACATCCTCAGTAGCTGGAGACTTAGAAGTCTTTGCCAGCATACTAGAGATTGCATAGGAGTAGCATATGCCTTACATAGGTAACGTCAACGCATACGAGTCTGTAGGTACAAGTGACCTAGAGGATGGTTCAGTCACAGCAGCAAAGATTAACTCTGCCGTAGCTCTCGGTGGGCCTAGCCTTGGCACTGCAAGTATTATCAGAACTAACGCTTTAACGATCAGTGAGAACATTACCATACCTTCAACAAGCAATGGTATGTCAGCAGGGCCGATAACGATTGCTGATGGGTTCACTGTTACAGTCAATGGTACTTGGAGTATCGTATGAGTACCTTAGAAGTAAAAGAACTCTCACATCCAGCAGGGCAGGTGATTAAGATAGCGGCTGGTAAGACACTTGATTTGAATAGTCAAGGCACTCTTGTATTGCCCACTATCCCTCATGCAAAAATGCCCAGTGGGTCAGTTTTACAAGTTGTCAGTCAAAAGTTTAATCCATCCACAGTGTCTACTACATCTACCGCCATGATAGACACTGGGGTTTCTTTAGGTATAACGCTGTCGGCTACAACGAACAAATGTTTAGTTAGTCTGCAGGGGGGTCATGGGTATGTGAGTGGGGGCTACCCTAATGGTTTAATCGAGACAATATGCCAAGGCGCTACAACAACTTACAGTACGGCTAATGACATTACAGGTGGAGCCACTTTCGGTTTAACTCAGATATACAATTCAACAACCTTAAATACTGCACCTCACAGTATGTCTATTTTTGATGAGTCCCATGGAACTCTTACACCTACTTATAGGATCTTCTTTAAGTCACGGTCTGGAGGTAATGTGGTTTGGCATGAAGCCACAAGCTCACACTTAACCCTAACAATCATGGAGATACAAGGATGACATCTAAACTAAAAACAGACGTTCTTGAAACTGTATCAGGCTCTGGCACGATTGCACTGACTAACCAGTTAAGTGGCATGACAAGTGCTAGTTTGCCAGCAGGGTCAGTGATTAACACTTACCACCAACAGTTAGGTACTAACGACATAACTACCACATCCTCATCTTTTGTTGCAACAGGATTGTCTATAACGTTGACACCAGTTAGTTCCAGTTCAAAATTCTATATAAGCTACAGCCACGCACCGCATCAGAATACTTCTGGTTATAATTATTTTGGGCAGCATTATCTTTATAGAGATAGTACTCAAACCTTAATTGGTGGTGGGCATAGGCAAGACGCAGGGTCAGGTTGGATGACAAACACATCAACAGTTACTGGGGTAGATTCTCCAGCCACAGCATCAGCTATAACTTATACAGTTAAAATGAACTCTGGCAACGGTAATCAAGGATACTTCCATATAGGCAGTCATTTAGATGGAAATGATGCAATTGGAACTAACGTATTCTTTACGATTATGGAAATAGCAGGGTAGTTTAGGTACTAGACCACACAACAATTTTTAAAGGATAACTCACATGACAGATAAAGTAGCAGCACTACAAGCACTAACTCCAAACGCCCAGTGGGTCTTACGTGGAGACGAATTAGAGTGGCTTGACACAGTACAAACTCAACCAACTGACGCAGCAATCGCAGCTAAGATCGTTGAACTCCAAGCAGCCTATGACGCAGCAGCTTATGCCCGTAGTCGTGCAGCAGCGTACCCATCCATTCAAGAGTGTATCCATGCCTTGCTTGATGGTGGTGACACCTTGACTGATCTACAAGCATTGCGTACAGCCGTGAAGTCAGCTAATCCAAAGGGGTAAGTTATGACTACAACTATTACGGGTGCAACTGGTGTCAATCAGATAACTGATGATGCTATTACGGCAGCCAAGTTACCTGTTGGCTCAGTGTTGCAAGTTGTTCACGCTGTTTCTCCATCTAGTAACGTCACATTTAGTACATCAACTTATACTGATATTGATTTGTCGGCATCAATCACACCTATTTCTACCTCAAGTAAGATACTTGTATCGTGGTCTGTGCAAGGAAAATTAGGGGCAGTTGATGGGGGTTGGGGAACTAAGTTGTTAAGAGGATCAACCAGCGTGTATCAAAGCGCAACCTCATACGATATATACATTGCCCAAGAAACCTCTATGCGGGTTCGCAGTGGTTATACTCATATAGATTCACCTAGCAGTACCTCTGCTATTGTATATAAAGTACAAGTATCCTCGTACTTAAATAAAATTGTGTACATAAACGCAGACGGTAATAAGTGCTTTATCACCCTAATGGAGATCGCAGGATGAGCTATCTAGGTAGAAGCGCAAAGCTAAGTTTAAAAGCGCAAGAGAAAGTCTCATTCTTAGCAACCGCAGGACAGACAGTAAAGACAGGTCTGAGCTACACGCCTAGCTTTGTAGAAGTCTATGTCAATGGCGTACTGCTCACAGACACCACAGACTTCACAGCCACCAACGGCAACAGCATCACGTTCACTGTAGCACTGCTATTGAATGATGAAGTGACTGTGATCTCCTTGAAGACGTTCACTGTTGCAGATCATTATAGTAAGACAGAGGCTGATACGCTGTTGGCTGCTAAGTCTCCTTTGGCTAGTCCTACGTTTACAGGTAACGTGGGCATTGGTGTGGTTCCAGAGGCTTGGAATACTAACCAAACCGCTCTACAAGTAGGTAATAGGCTAGCCCTTTCTAACACAAGTTCTGGTTATGTGAATTTATCAAGTAACTACTACCAGCATACTGATGGAGCTAGCAAGTACATTGTTACAGATGAAGCTTCTCAAATATCCTTAAACCCTGATGGAACTATTGGGTTCAGTGTAGCCCCAAGCGGCACAGCAGACTCAGCGATAAGCTGGAACACTGCTATGACTATTGATAACTCAGGCAAAGTGCTTTTAGGAACAGCAACGGTAAATGGTGCTGGCGGGGTAACTGTTGCACCAAATGCAGATGGAGATACGGCTAATTTAGTATGGAATAAGACTGCTCCCAGTGCTACTGGAGCAATACTATTTAATTACAATGGGTCAACAAAAGGTTCCATTTCCTATACTAGTACAGCAACAACCTACAGCACATCATCAGACTACCGCCTAAAAGAAAACGTCACACCAATGTCAGGTGCAACAGCACAGACTAAACTACTAAAGCCTTGCAATTTTGATTGGATTATTGGTGGTAACGTCAATGGCTTTATAGCACACGAACTAGCAGAAGTAGTACCAGAGGCAGTCACAGGCACTAAAGATGCCATGCGTGATGAAGAGTATGAAGTGACTCCAGCTACCGACACTACACCAGCAGTCATGGGCACACGCTCAGTGCCTGATATGCAAGGTATTGACCAAAGCAAATTGGTTCCACTATTAACAGCAACGATACAAGAGTTGATTGCTCGTATTGAAGCATTGGAAGGAGAATAGCCCATGACCAAGGCAAGAGAAAACTCGGATTACACGGGGCTGGCAGCAGACATTGTAGCAGGAGACACCGCAGCTAGGGCTGGTCGTAAGAACCTTATTATTAATGGAAGTTTCCAAATTAGTCAGAGGGGTAATTATACGAGTGCTACGGGGTTAACTTCTTCTTGGACATATTATTTAGATAGATTTAAAACGAGAATAAACAATATCTCTGGTAATTTAACACATAAAGTAGACCAAACAGTAGATGGTAAATTAACAGATACAGTTAGGTTAGATGCAACATCAACAGCTAGCGGCTATATAAACCTACTTCAGCAGTTTGAGGATCTTCAAAAACTTAAAGGTCAGTCCGTGACTTTTTCTGCATGGGTAAAGTCTAATAATACTAACGCAAAACTTGTATTGCACCGAGATGGCAGTAACGCACAGACAGCTACTACTCCTCACACAGGGGGAGGTGGATGGGAGTTGCTAACAGCGACAGTTACTTTAGCGACTACTATAACTAGCGTGGGGCTTTACTGCGGCATTCTTGCAAACGCTACAGGAAATGTGTCAATCACCAGTGGCGATTACTTTGAAATGGCATTTGTACAACTAGAACTAGGCTCAGTAGCCACTGACTTTGAGCATCGGAGCTACGGGGAAGAGTTAGCGTTGTGTCAGCGTTATTATCAAATTAACAACAATGGGATGGGCAGGTTTAATTCTTCAGGAAATAATTGGGCAGGAAGCCTCGGAATTAAAAGCCCTATGAGAGCAACACCTAGCTTAACCCTCCTTAACGCCACAAACGCTATAGATGAATTATATGTGAGCCGTCGAAGTATTGACTCTTCACCTTCTACTTTTTCTCTTTATGACGTAGTAACAGGTACTGGAGGTACATATAATGGTGGGCAGTTTGTTGTTAGTGCAGTGGGTGGTAGTTCTGGTATAGGTACTTTACAGGCGGGTTTTATTTCTTTAGACGCAGAACTTTAAAAGGAGAATCACATGAACCAAGAAAATAACACAGCATGGATAACCTCCTGCAAATCACAAGAGTCTGGCTGGCTAGTCAACGGCACTATGTCAGTACCTAACTCACGCCCTAATCGTCACTGCGCTGATGTACTCCAGTGGATTGCAGAGGGTAACACTCCTGCACCTGAGTTCACTGATGCAGAGATTGCAGCTAATGCTCAAGCCTCAATTAACTCTGAGTCACTTGAGTATCTAAAGTCTACCGATTGGTACATCACTCGCCAGGCTGAGACAGCAGTAGCAGTGCCAGATGATGTGACTACAGCTAGGGCAGCAGCAAGGGCAGCGATTGTATGAGCATAGAGTACAGAGGTGAGAAGTTCTCTGGCTACAATAGCCCTAAGCGTACTCCTAAACATGCTACAAAGTCTCACGTAGTACTCGCCAAAGAAGGATCTACCATTAAGATGATTCGCTTTGGTGAGCAAGGTGCTAGTACAGCAGGTAAGCCAAAGGCTGGAGAGAGTGATAAGATGAAAGCCAAGCGTAAGTCCTTCAAGGCTAGGCATGGTAAGAACATTGCTAAGGGTAAAATGTCAGCAGCATTCTGGGCAAATAAATCAAAATGGTGAGGAGTAAGTAATGTCATTATATGGAAACATAAACAAAAGAAAGAAAGCGGGTACTAGTAGAACTAAAGCAAAGTCCACTGTATCTCCAAAGGCTTACAAGAATATGAAGAAAGGATTTAAGAAGTGAAAGGTGTTAAGCACTACTTAAAGAATGGTACAGAGTACAAAGGTAAGACGCACAAGCATACGTCAGGTAGAGTTATGACAGGTGCAAAGCATACTCCTTCTAGTAAACCTTTAACCCATAAGAAAGCTAAGAAGTAATGTGGTCAATAATCCTTGCAACAATGTTAGCTAATGGTGAGCCTCAAGTTCCATTGATCATGTCTAGTTACAGTACGTTTAATAATTGTAGAAAAGAGTTATTACGTGTAGCTAAGATAGGAGGGTATGAACCTGTGCTTAGTCCAATGGTAGGATATGCAGTGGTTAAAGTGGAAGATGATAAAACTAGCACAGCATTCTGTGTAAAGAATATGCAGAGTATATAATGTGGTCAACTGTATCGGAAGTCTATCCCACCTACTTCAGTCCCTCACAGGCTCCACAAGGCTCTGTGCTGGTCGCTGAACCACAAGTAATACGTAGCTATGACTATAGACCAATACAGCCTCAGAAGCCACCATACGAGCTTACAGAGGATTACTACTCAAAGAGGTTATGGGTATGTTAGCTGAGTTAGCCATTGCCAATGCTGCCTTTGCAGTTATTAAAACTACTCTTGCTAATGGTAAAGAGATTGCTGATGCTGGATCTGCATTAACTAAATACTTTGGTGCTAGTCAGTCTATACAGCAGAAAGCTAAGATGGGTACTGGTGATGTACTAGCTGCTTATCAAGCTAAACAAGCTATAGAGAAGCAAGAGAAAGAATTGGAGTGGATGTTGAACAAACAATCCATTCAAGGTTATTATAAGTACTGCCAGTTTAGAGATGAGTTTTTTAAGAAACAAAAAGCTTTAGCAGTTAAACAAAGAGTAAGAGCTAAGAAGATAAAGAGTAACGTAGAGACAGGTTTTTTAGTAACACTATTAACTGTTCTTTTTCTAGCAGCATTCGTTGGTATGTTAATTTATATAAAAGGGAATTTGTAAATGAATGATCGAGAGTTAACACAAGCAGAGAAGAATGAGATAGCTGAGTTAGCAGCAGACAAAGCTTATGAAAGGTTCTACCTTGCTGTAGGTAAGTCAGTTATCAAGAAGATAATGTGGATCATTGGTGCTACTGCTGTAGCTTGTTGGTTATATTTTAATGGGGATATATGATGGGCTTTGAGTTAGGAAAGAATAGTATTAACAACATGGCAGGAATAGATGATCGACTCATTGATATTGCAGAACTCGCTATCACGCTTAGTCCTATTGACTTTGGCATTCCCTCTTCTGGTGGGCTTCGCAGCACTGAAGACCAAGCTGCATTGTATACCTCTGGCAAATCTAAGTGTGATGGACGAACTAACAAATCATATCACCAAACAGGGAGAGCCATTGATGTGTATGGTTATGTTGACGGAAAGGCAAGTTGGGATACCCTTCACCTTACCACAATCGCCACTGCTATGCTGCAAGCATCCGCACAACTAGGCTATGAATTGAAATGGGGTGGGCTGTGGAAGAGTTGGCAGGACATGCCTCACTTTGAGTTGAGGGATTAACATGGGATGGCTCTCAGGATTACTCAGCCCTATAGCAAGTCTAGGCAACACTTACTTAGAAGGTAAGAACCAAGTAGCCAAGGCTAAGTCAGCAGCAGCTATTGTAGGCATACAAGCAGACGCAGATGTTAAGACAGCAGGAGCTAGGGCAGCAAACAAACTAGCTGATGATGGTCAGACACAAGACTTTAACTTAGATCTAGTAGCAATGAAGCAGATGGATAAGTCCCTGCTCGATGAGGTAATGATTGCCCTTCTGCTAGTTCCTATTGCAGCTTCTTTCCTTGGTTATCAAGAAGAAGTAACAGCAGCCTTTGAATCATTTGCAGTAATGCCAGAGTGGTATCAGTACTTAGTCATTGGTGTGTACGTTGTTAAGTTTGGTATGCGTGGTTTGTTAACTAAACTAGTCTCAGGAAAGTTAGGTAGTTTAAAACTAAAATAGTAGTCTATTTACTTTTGATTAAAAATATGGTATAATATATGAATTACTTAAATGCAGTAAACAAAGTTCTAAAGCGTTTACGAGAGCGTCCTGTCACATCAGTCTCTGATACTGAATACAGTGAACTCATTGGAATGTTTATTAATGATGCTAAACTTGAAGTAGAAGAAGCTTGGAACTGGTCAGCCCTCAGACAATCCCTAACTGTTACAACCACTAGTGATGTGTTTAACTACGAGTTAAATGGTACACAGAATAATGTTAGTGTTCTTTATGTAACCAACGTCACCTCTAATGCTTTCATGCAGTATCAATCTGCTGCTTGGTTTGATGACAAGTTTCTTTCAGCAACAGTTGCAACAGGAACACCTGCCAACTATTCTTTTAATGGTGTTAGTACTGATGGAGATACTCTAGTAGATATTTATCCTAAGCCTGATGGTGTTTATACATTACGATTTAACGTGGTTGCTAGGACAGCAGACCTTGAAGCAGATGCTGATAAGTTTAATGTACCTTCTCATCCAGTAGTTATGTTGGCCTATGCTAAAGCTATTGAAGAGCGTGGTGAAGATAATGCTCAGACAGGTAACACAGCATTCGCAAATGCACGAGCACTACTGAATGATGCTATCCAACTCGATGGTAACAAACATCCCGAAGAACTGATCTGGACTAGCTAATGACAAAGCAATTACTCTCAACATCAATTGCAGCCCCAGGCTTTTTTGGTTTAAACACACAGGAAAGTAGTATTACTTTAGCCAGTGGTTATGCCTTAGAAGCTACGAACTGCGTCATTGATAAGTCTGGACGATTAGGATCTAGAGAAGGTTGGATAGATAGGACTACAGCAAGTACTGCTGTTAACCTTAAAGGACTACATGAGTTTGTAAACAACACAGGTGTATCAGAGTTCATATCATTTGGTGATAACAAAGTATACTCAGGCCTAGCTACACTATCAGACATAACAAACTCTGCCGCTATCTCAGCAGACAACTGGCAGTGTGCTACTTTAAGTAACAGAGTGTACATGTTTCAACGAGGACATCATCCATTAGTAAGGGAGTCAGGTGCTGCCCTACAAAGGATTGATGCTGCTACCAATGCTGCTGGAACTCCACCTCAAGCTAATGCAGTGGTATCTGCTTATGGTAGGTTGTGGGCTGCTGACATTACAGGTGACAATCATACTGTGTACTGGTCAGACTTAGTTCTTAATCATGGTGGTGGTATTAGATGGACAGGCGGTACTAGTGGTAGCTTAGATATAGCTACATCATTCACTAAGGGTGGAGACTCTATCACTGCCTTGGCTGCATTCAACGGCAACCTAGTTATCTTCTGTAAGAACTCTATTGTTATTTATAGAGATGGGGACAAAAGTAATGATCAAAGCTACTTAGTACCTACAGATTTAAGACTAATAGAAGTTATACATGGCGTAGGCTGTGTTGCTCGTGACTCAGTACAGAACACAGGTGCTGATATTCTATTCTTATCTAAATCAGGACTACGTTCATTAAGTCGAGTAATACAAGAGAAGTCTGCTCCTATTGGTGACTTGTCTGTTAATGTTCGTGATGAGATTACAGCACTAGAAGCTACAGAACCTGTTGAGAATATCAAGAGTGTATACTCTCCAGAACATGCTTTCTATTTATTAAGTTTCCCTACTAGCCAGCAGATCTACTGCTTTGATATGCGAGGTAAGCTAGAGAATGGAGCAGCAAGAACTACTCGATGGGCTGGACTATCTCACAAGGGAATGATAAGCACTACTGATGGTCGATTATTGTTTGGTCAGACTACAGGCATAGCTGAGTACACTGGGTATCTTGATGATGGTGAACTATATCGTATGCTCTACTACACAAACTACTTTGACTTTGAACAGCCCACTACTACTAAGATACTGAAGAGTGTAGGCATCACGTTGATAGGTGGCTCTGGTCAGGCGTTCACAGTTAAGGCTGGTATTGATTACTCAGATGAGTACAGGTCTTACAATGCTACAGTTAAACAGACTGCTCTATCTGAATACAATGTTGGTGAGTATAACACTGCTGAGTATACAGGTGGTGGAGGTACTGATCGAGTTAAGCTCTCCATTGGAGGTAGTGGCTCAGTAGTTCAATTAGGTTTTGAAACAGAGATTAGTGGCAATGAAGTTTCTATTCAGAAATTTGATTTATATATTAAAACAGGTAGGGTCATATAATGAGTAACTATACAAAGTCCACAAACTTTGCAACTAAAGATAACTTGGCAGCAGGTAATGCTCTCAAGCGTGTTAAAGGTGCAGAGATAGATGATGAATTTAATTCCTTAGCTACAGCAATAGCTACTAAGGCCAACTCAAACAACACAGCTTTAACTGGTGTGCCTACTGCACCTACTGCTTCTTCTGGAACTAGTTCTACGCAGATAGCTACTACAGCTTTTGCTCAGGGAGCAGGATTTGCAGCAGGTACTGTTATGGTGTTCCATCAAGCTGCTGCTCCTACAGGTTGGACTAAGGTTACCACTCACAATGATAAAGCATTACGTGTAGTGTCTGGTAATGGTGGAGGCTCTGGTGGTAGTACTGCATTCTCTAGTGCATTTACACACAGCCACTCAGACAGCTTTAGTGTAAATAACCACACGTTAACAGTGTCTCAGATGCCATCACATACACACACATTAGGTTACGATGATAACGCTTGGCCTGATAGTTCTGGAGACAACGCAGAGAATCAACTATGGAACAGTATTAGAGGGCCAGATGAGTATCGAACTACAAGTAGTGCTGGAGGAAACGCAGGACATAACCACGGACTATCTGGTTCAGTAACTAGCCAGACTATTGCTCCCCACTATGTTGATGTGATCATTTGTTCAAAGAATTAAAATATGAAAATTGTATTAACCTGTCCTCTAGGACATACGTGTGAGAAAGCAGTTGATGGGTACATTGAAAGATGTGCTTGGTACACTAACATCAAAGGTAAAGACCCACAGTCTGAGGAGATCATTGATCAATGGAAATGTGCTATGACTTGGCAGCCAATTCTTTTAGTAGAGAATGCTCAAACAAATCGTGGACAGACACAAGCTTTAGAATCGTTTAGGAATGAAGTTGTAACAGGACAACAGATTCTTGATCATAACAAACTAATTTCAAATAGAGGTACAGTATAATGTGGGGACAGATATTTAGTGCAGTAGCACCATCATTAATAGGTGGGTTATTAGGTAACAAAGGAGCTAATGCAGCATCGCAAGGTGCTCAACAAGCTTCTCAAATGCAGATAGATGCAGCTAACAAAGCATACGAAGGGGGTACATATAAACCATATGGTGTTACCTCTGGACTAGGCTCTTCTCAGTTTAACAATGGTCAAGCCAGTTTCTCACTAGATCCTCGATACCAACAAGCACAGAACCAGATGCAGGGACTAGGACAACAAGCCTACACTGCTGCTGGTGGTGACTATGGTCAACTAGCTAATCAGTTCTACAACCAACAGCGTGAGATGGGTGCTGGTAGTCGTAATGCTGAAGCACTAGCACTAGGTGGTTCTATGTTTGGCTCTGGTCGAACTGGTCTAATGTCTAGTGGAGATGCTCTAGGGTTCACTGGTGGTGGCATGATGTCTCCTGATGGTACTGGATTTGCTCAGGCATTTGCACAGCAAGACTCAGCAGATCGTTATAATGCACAGCAACAAGCACAGCAGCAAAGGCAGATGGACATTAATGTTGGTAACAGTATGTTCAATCAGTCTATGGGTCTTGATGCAGCAGGTATGGAGCAGCAAAAACTAGGTGGCATGTTAGGATCACAACAATCGGCTGCTAATAATGCTGCTGGTGGTAACTTAGTCTCTGGTATGGGTGGTGGTGCAGAGTCTAGGCAGAACCAAGGTCTAGCACAAGCTGGTAAGTACACAGGTATTGGTAATGCACTAGGTAATATTGGTTGGGATAAGATAGGCAATCAGATTGGTGGCATGTTTAATCCTGTAAGTGACTCAGATGTAGTCAATGCTTATGCTGGTAACATGAGTAGAGGTGGTGGACATCCTTCTATGGGTGGTTATTCAAACAATGGATACACCCCTATGCCTTACCTAACAAGTAATCAAGGCATGGGTGCTAACTACACTGGACGGAACTACTAGGAGAATATTATGGCTAGTGATGTAATGAGTTTATTTGGTTTAAATCCTAATGCTTTACAACAGCAAAGGACTAATGATGCAGTGACACAAGCCTCTGCAATGAATCCTTTCTTTGCTGCTGGTGCTGCTGGTGGTGCGCTCATGGGACAAAGTGTTAACTCTGCCCTTGGTCTACAGACACCAGAGATGGCACAAGCACAAGGTGTACAGGAGAGCTTAGAGGGTGCTGACTTAACTACTCCAGAAGGTATGCGAGATGCAGCTAGTAAGTTGATGCAAGCTGGTGATTATGCTACAGCTATGGACTTGTACTCAAGGGCGAGTAGTATGGTAGCAGCAGAGCCTACGCCTGTGGCTGCTAAGGCAGATACTTTAGGTTCTGAGGGCTTGTATATAGATCCCGAAGGAAACATATTCCAAGGTGCATATTTTAATAAACGTCTTTCTATTGAGGATGGTAAAGGAGGTTGGAAACCAGCTCCTACTAACAGTAAAAAGTATTCTGATCCTAAAACAGAATCACAAGCTTCTCAAGATAGTGGTAGTACTCCTAATACGTTTAACAGAGAAGGTGCGTTACGAATTATAAGAGATAAAAAACTTGTTGATACTGGAATTGCTACAGATGAAATTCCTGCATTAGACGCTGGTCTTATGGCTGATTTTATGACTAGGGAAGTAGAGAATCTAACTAGTAGCACTGGTGGTAGGCATTCTCCTAGTGAGGCAATAAGAATAGCTACAGAAAGAGCAATGCTTGGTATATATAATGACGACTCTTTTATCAGTAGTGACTCCTTGAGATGGCGTGACCCTGCTAATCAACCTGCTGTTGCTGGTACTGGCACATCCGTGAATCAAAACGCAATGAAATATTTACCTAAGTAGAAGGTCTTACAATGGCACAAGAATATACAGAAGAACAGGCAATGGGGGCTATAAAGAATGCTCATGCTGCTGGTGATAATGATGCTGTTAATCAGTGGGCAGACTACCTTGATAACATGAAGGGTGTTTCTGTTGAGTCTGCTCCTCAAGAACAAGTTGAACCTGAGAAGGAAGAGACATTTGGTAGGGGATTTGTAGAGACTAAGAGTTTGCCACAGAATCTTGCTGATCTTGCTGTAGCCGCTACTGGCTTTGCAGGTACTCTTAGCTATAGAGATGAGGATGGTTATGGCCTTGGTTATACTTCTACAGAAGAACGATATGGTGAGGACTTTGGAGACTTATCTTTTGATGAACGAAGAGTACGAATCAATGAACGTGATGCTGCTGAGGTAGAGAGGCAGTACCCTAACCAAACAGGTAGTACATTTGGTAAAATAACAGGTGCTGTTACTGACCCTTCCATAGCTGTTCCTATTGGCCAAACTTACAAAGTCATGGCTGCAACTTCTGCTGGTTTAGCTGGTACATATAGTGCAGCAGATCAGTTAATGGATAAGGGGGAAGTAGATCTGTTAGAAGTAGGTGCTCACGCAGCCGCAGCAGCAGTACTAGCTCCTGCATTAGGATATGGATTGACTAAAGTTGGAGAGAAGATTTCAGCTAAGTTATTACCTAATAGAATTAAAAAAGCTAACAAGGCTATTACTGATTTAAACCAGAATGTAGAACATGCAATCTTTACTGCCAGAGAAAGTGGCACAAAGATGACTAGAGCACAGGCATTAGAGCAAGCTAAAAAGAATTTAAAGTTAAATGATAATCAAATACTACAAGCTCAGAATTTATCTGGTAGGAAGGTTAAGTACCCTACAAAGGCTGGTGCTCAAGCTATGGCAGAAAGTCATAAGAAAGCTGGTATGTTGTCTGAGTTTGTTGAAGGCATTTCTTCTCGTATAGGTACACTGTCTCAGCCTGTATTACAGGTCATGCGTAGGTACGAGAAAGAACTACTAAAGAATACACAAGCTAGGAAAAACATAGCTGCTCCTTTAACTAAATCTCTTGAAGTGTATGACCCTGCTGCCCGTAAAGCAATAGATGATCTACTGTTGAATGGCAACTACACTGCTGCTGGTAAGTTATTAAACAAGGGCGGTAAGGTAGAGCTTAAAAAGTTTCAGAAGTTAATGAACGAAGACACTGCTAGGCTCAAGAAAATACTTGGAGAGAAGTTCCAGACAATGCAGAATTATTTCCCTCGTAAAGTTAAGGATTACGAAGGTCTTCTTGGTGCGCTAGGTCGTGAGGGTTCTAGTCCAACGTCAGGTTTACAAAAGGCTGTCAAAGACTTAATGAAAAAAGAAGGTGTAACAGATATATCACAATTATCTGATGAATCACTTAGTAAAACTATACAGTTCTCTATCAACAAAGCATTCCCCACTGTTCAAGGAGGTAAGGGATTTACATCAGGAAGAACCCTACAAGAAATACCACCTGAGCTAACTCAGTTCTATGAAAGCTCCAGTGTTGCTATGATTAAATACATTGAGTCTTCTAGTAGATTCTTTGAGAAGCATAAGTTATTAGGCAGAGGTGCTGCAAGTAAGGATATAAAAGATGAGAACTCTTTGTTATTTAAAACAATAGCAAAACAGCTTACCTCAAAGAATCTATCTGTGGATGCTGGTGATGAACTTGAGTCATTGATTATATCTAGGTTCACTAAAGGTGAGCAAGCTATGAACTCAAAGATAGCGGCCATAAAAGACATTGGATATATGTCTGCACTAGGTCAGTTTAGATCAGCAGTAACTCAGATAAAAGACGTAGGTACATCCGCTTACTTACATGGAACGATGCCTACTATTAAAGCCTTGTTTAAATATAAGAGTACTAAGGTGCAGGACGCTGGTCTTGTTGACACTGTATCCGCAGAGATGTTAACTCCTTCAGCTACTAAGAAGTGGTTAGATGGTGCATTGAAGTACAGTGGCTTTAGATTCTCTGATAGGTTTGGTAAGAAGGTACTGATAGAGGCTTCTCAGATAGCTGGTAAAAAACTTGCATCTAGTACTAAGGGAGTTGCTAAACTAAAGAAGAAGTATGGTGCTGCATATGGTGATGATTTTGAGCAACTTGTTACAAGCTTAAAGAATGGAACTGAAGATGAGCTTACAGAACTATACAGGTTCCATGAGTTATCTAACACACAACCTATCTCACTACTAGAGATGCCTAAAGCATTTCTAGATTTTCCTAATGGTCGTATAGCCTACTCTTTAAAGTCATTCGGGTTAAAGCAGTTAACATTAATCCATAATAATATTATTAAAAGAGCGAAGGGTGGTGATAAATTAGGAGCTACTAAGGAAGCACTAAAGTATGCCTCCTTCATAGGAATAGCTGGTGGTACTGTAGATGAGGTGAAGGGTGTATTCAGTGGTGAAGATTTTAATACGTCAGATATACCTGATCGTGTCATAGAGAACCTAACTGGTTTGATGTTCCTTAGTAAGTATTCTCTAGGAGATATATCAAAAGGAGATTACTCTGGGTTTATTGGAGATTGGATCACACCTGCCCTCGGCCCTCTTGAAGCTGCAACTAGGGAGGTAGGCAATATTGGAAAGCAGCGAGAGTTGGAAGATCCTAGCCTCGGTAGTGACCTTCTAAAAACAATGCCTATTATTGGTCGTGTGCTACATGACTGGGTTCTTGGAGGTAAAGAGAAAGCTGCTGCTGATCGTGAAAAAGAAATAATGGAACAGTTCGATTAGAAGTAACGAACAAGGGGACAACTAAGTCCCCTATAAAGTTTCCAGTGGAAACTATTTACTCTTCTTCTTACGGACAGGCTTGACTACAGGTATAGGAATACCAGTGATCATGCTCTCTAGTTCCTTGAACTCATTAGGTAGTAGCTCCACTGTAGTCCCTGTCGTGAGGACA